TGTCCTCGTGTTGGTTTTCGGTTGAGTCCAAAATACACTTAATTTGCAACTACGCAAGAGCAAAACAAATCGGATTGCGAGATTTATTTAAGCCCGTATAGTTGCGCGAGACTCAAAAGCAGCGTAAAAGGGCAGGCATGAAGATTTTTTACGGATATAGGCGCAAGCAATCGGAAGTGCCGGAAGGCATGGATCAGGTGTTCAATGATGACGAACACACGAACCGACAAGAGCGTGAAGACTTGGCCATAATGACCAAGCGCGATGCGGACGTGCCGAGCGGTGACGACATTTACATCATCGCCCTAAGTGACCTTGGCAAAGGCGCAGAGGCCACGCACGTGAGGGCCGCGCTAGAGGCCGAAGGCAACCGGGTTCACGTCCTGCCGCAAGAACCGAAAGAGGATAACCGGGGGCGTCCTGCCGTGTTCACGCCAACGCCAGAACAGGACAAGAAGATCAGGGCGCTATACCGCAGCATGAACGCCATGCGCTACGTTCTCGACCGGACGGAGCAGATCATGGGCGCGCGGTATGAAGCGCATCATTTGAAGCGGCGGTACGGCAATCGCTGGAAGAAACAAAAGGAACAGTCAGATGGATGACGGTGGGCCTTGGTATGAATGCAAGTGCGGTCAGCAGTGGCAGGCACCTGGCCATCCGAAACAGCGCGAATGCCCTGAGTGCGAGACCGAAAAAGACGTGAAACAGATGGAGGTAGACTGATGCAGAAGTACATGGCGATGGCGATGCTATCAGGCTTGTTCGTGGGGATTGTGATTTCTGACGATCTGCATTGGGTCAACGCGGTTCTGGCCGGATGTCTCTATACGGTTGCCAGCGTGTTGGCGCGCATTGAATCCGGGGAGGGCCAGAGCGATGGCTGAAAAAGTGACATTTAGCGACAGCTTTACGACATACATTCAAGGCGAGGCTCGTGCTATGGCGTTGGCGGTCAATGGTGGTGACTGGGGCACCGACTACACTGAGGCGCAAAAAGTCGGATGGGCGCAAAAAGCCGTATGGGCCGCTCGACGGTATGGCGGTTACGATGGCCACTGTTGAATCCGGGGAGCAGTCCGAATGATACCTCCCTCCTTCAAAAGTAGAATGCGACGGAAGAAGGGACCGCGCCGTTTAATATACCACGGATATTCTGTGTTTATTCGGACATGGCGTCTTCACGACAAGGAGCAAGGCTGATGCACACTGACGACATGAACGATCTGGTGCTTATGGGTCTGGCGCGTGACAGTGCAGAGGTCGAAGTGAAGCGCCTTCGCGGCTTGCTCCAAGCCATCGAACTGGCAACGGCCACTGGTGACGGCTTGTCACCGGACGAAACAATCGGCGTTCACGCGCTGGCGGCGAAACACAGTGAATCCAAGGAGCAGTCAGAATGACGTGGAATGACATAACGCTGAACACGCTACCCGGTTCTTACACTGGTGTTGTGGCCTATTGCAGCCGCACGGGCAAAACGTCCGTGGCTGACGATGGTCGGTCACGCCACCTGTCTGCGCATCGTGCATTGCAGGGGTTGAATGACAGTGAATCCAAGGAGGGCCAGAGCGATGCAGATCGGGATTGATCATGGTGGCGGCGAACGCACTGTTTTGTATGTCGAAGCGTCTCGAAAAGGTGTGATTGCCCGATCAATCGCGCTTCGTTTGGCGCTGCACGAACACGGCAGGGATGTGCCGTTTCCTGTTGCCCAAATCCGTTCAGGTGCTTCCGTCATTTCATCGTTCCTTTGCTCACCGGGTTTAGCTTTATCCGTGCCAACACCATCGGGTGTGGCAGCGTGACGGTTTTAGCCTCAACCTCCGCTTTGATGCGGGCGGCGTAGGGGTTCGGCGTGGCCGTGCCGTGCGGGGTGGCGTAGATGGTCATTGAATTGTCTCCGGTATTAGGACTTTGACGCCAGCAGCGCGGGCTTGGGAGATCATGTTTGCGGTGCCTCGACCGCCAGAGAAAGCAATGACCAGATCAGGCTTGCCATCTTCTAGCATTTGGCGGTTTCTAATTGGCCCTGCTGCTTTGCCGTGCTTTTGCCAGTCGGCGGGGTATTCTTTTACGGCAATGCCTTTCCACTTTGCAAATTCTCCGGCCATTCGATCCGCGCCGTTTGCACCGCCATGAATAAGCAGCGAAATGCAGTGATCTTTGTGAATACCGCCAAGCCAAGAGCCTAGCGTTAACGCGTCGTCGAAATTGCGGCCTCCGCAGACAAGAACTTTCATTTCCGTTTCTCCACTTGTGCAGCCAAGCAGGCCGCTATGATTGCGTGTAAAGTCTCGCGGGCGGGGGCGGTCATGGCTTATCCATCCACGGATAATAGCGAACTCGAACGGTGCAATCATCTCGCTCCTTTGTAGCTTGGTAGGCTGCGAGGGCGTTGTGGACGGCGGTCGCCGCGTCTTGCTGCATACCGAAGTCCTGACACACCATTTCGCGTTCATGGGTCACGGCCTCCGCCAGCTTATCCGCAGCCGCGACACGGGCCTCCAGTTCCTCAATGCGGTCGGCGGCTTGTTCACACGCCATGTCGTTCCTGCAAGAGTTGTGTTCCAAGCTGCACACACCACGATCACGCAGCCGTTTCACCAGATCATCCATCACCAAACCCTCCCCGCCACGATCAGCACCGCCACATAGAGCGATGCAATGCCAACTAAGACCAGCGCCGAGAACGGGCGCGGATCAACCGTGCGGCGGGGGCAAGTGCGCCCTTGATTGCAGTTGTGGTTGCAGCATTTCATCCACCCAACCCCTCTGGACGTGCCACTGGGCGCGGTGAGGCGCTCAACAGCGTCGAGCGTTCACACAGCACTGCTACGTCGTCATAGGACGCCTCAAGAATGACCTGCATCGGTTGCAGCGCGGCGCTGCACTCGGCTTCGCTTGGAAAGAGGACGCGGCTTTCCACATCCCCATCTCCGACGCCGTACAATGCGATAAGTACGGTCCAAAACTTCATTTGGGCATCTCCTCGGCATCGCGCAACGCGCTGTCCTTATACTGGCACCAATCCGGCGTTTCGTTTGTGTCGCTCGGCAGCTTCCTCGGCTTGGCGACACCCGGCTCGCTCCACAGGCACGATCCGCCGATGTAGCCTCGGCAGCAAAAGCCACCGCTAAGACACTTGGCGATCAGCTTGCCGGGTTCATCTTTGCGTTCAATGATTACGGGTCCGAATGTGTATTGGGTCATAGCTCTGCGTTCCTTTCCATTTGGGCATGCGCCCGATCATCCTCCGCCATTTCTTGCATGGCGGCGGCTTCTTCGTCATTCGCGCGGGCGCACGCATCGCACGCCCACTTGTTTCGCTCATATTCGGTGAGATCGTCCTCCTCGAAATCGCACTCGCAATAATCGCAGCGGAACGTCTCGACAAAGGCGGGGGGATAGAGCCATGACGCCATCATTCACCGCCCTTCGGTGCATCAGGAAGCGGCATCCAGTGCGTAATCGGCATATTGATTACATCAGGATGATTTTTTTCAAAAACCTCGCAAATAAACATTCTACCTTGCGACCACTCGCAATTTTTGCACTTATTGCACTTTGCAAATACAAGACACTCTACACCTTCTTCGATTGTTTCAATCGGATACCAGGCGGATCGGTTCCTTGGTTTTAATTTCATCACATCCACCCCGCGCCATAGGCCACGAACATCAGCAGGAACGGCAGTGCAAAGACGCACACTGCGCCAAGAAGGTCGCCAAGAAATTCGCGGATCATGCCGTCCACCCCGCTTGCTTAACCGCGCCCTCGGCGATCTTGCGATTGCGCATCTCTTCGCGCGTGCAGCCGTGGTCAATGATGTGATCAATGTCTGCGGCCATCTCGCGCAGCGCCGTGACGTTTGCGCCCTCGCGGTTGCCGGAGCGTATCGCGTCATAAATCGCGCGGTTGAGTGCCTGCATGTTCTTTGCGTGTGTCATGTGTCGTTTCTCCTGTTTATTGCGCCGGGGACTTACACGGGCGGGCCAGTATCGACCGAAGCCCCGACGATAACCGCGCTCATCGCGGCTATGGGTGGCGGGGCCGAAGCCCCGTTGTGTTAGGCGGCAATGGCCGTGGCGTTGAGGTATGCGGCGCGGTCCTGCGCCTCAAGGCGGGCAATCTCGGACAGGTTGCGGTAGTTTTCGCCGCCGTTGTTTGCATCTGCAAATGCCTGCGCTTCTTCGGATGTGTCAAAGTAAAAGCGGTTCAAGGTAACAGAGCGCGCTGCGTATGCTGAGCCGCCGAAGGCAGTTGAAACCATCTTTGCCTCGAAGGCCATAATGGCAACTACGTTGTCAAAGGTTACGTTGTCGGTTGTGGCGAAAGCGTACGTGGTCATCGGTCGTTTCCCTTATCTGGTGGCGCGGTGGCCGTTGGTGATGGGTAGAGATTACGCAAAGCCCGTGGCGATGTAAACATAAAATTGCGCTTTACAAAAAATAAATTGCGCAATAAGGTGCTGGCATGGAAACAGCACAGACACAATTAAAGGCTTGGGTTCAGCGCGAGGGGCGCAAATTGTCATGGCTTGCACAGCAAGTTCCGGTTGGCAGTTCGCACCTTTCACGCTGGATGCAGGGCCACGTCGTGCCGCGCGAGATTTACCGCGTGCGCTTGGCGGAGATAACAGGACTAAACATCGCTGGCGACGCTGAATGGCGTGCTGGCCTTAACGAAGGGAAAGACCAATGACAAAACAACAACACAAGAACATCTACATCGCGCTGGCGGCAGCGCAGTCCGAAATGGGGCCGCTTGTTAAAGGCTCCAACAATCCGCACTTCAAAAGCAAATACGCTGACCTTGCTGATCTAGTTGCAGCAGTTCGCGGACCGCTTAATTCGCATGGATTGACGTTTTTTCATTGCATCATCAGAACCGATGCGGGCCAGGATATGCGGACCATCTTGATGCACGGCGAGAGCGAAACAAGCATCGAGTGTGACGTTCCTCTTATCGTCGCAAAGAACGATATGCAGGGAATGAAATCTGCCACGACATACGCCAAGCGCATTGGCCTTGAGAGCGTGACTGGCGTAGCGCCTCAAGACGATGATGACGGAAATGCCGCAGCAAAGGCAGCACCTCGCACCATCAACGCAGACCAATTCATTGCGCTACGCGACACAGCCGAGGAAGCTGGCGTTCCGGCAGCAAAGATATGCGCGGCATACGGCGCACCATCGCTTGAGCAATTCCCGGTGGACGCTTTCGACAGAGCGATGAAGAAACTCAGCGCAACCATCGCGGCAAATGCAGAGCAGAACCAGCCGTCGCTTGGTGACGTTCTCGCGGAGGCTTTGGGCAATGAGTGAGCAGGGCAGCGCAGAATGGCTGGCGGAACGCGCGGGGCGGGTAACCGCCTCCGCACTTTCTAACGTGATGATGGCAAAAACCGCAGCTGGGTATCAGAACTATATGGCGCAGCTTGTATGCGAGCGACTGACGGGCGAACCTGTTGAGACGTTCAAAAGCGCGGCAATGGAGCATGGCAACGAAACTGAGCCGCAAGCGCGGGCGTTCTATGAACTCGAAACAGGCAACGACGTGACCGAGGTGGGGTTCATTACTCACCCGTCAATCGAATGGTCAGGTGCTTCACCTGATGGCCTGATCGGCGCTGACGGTCTGATCGAGATCAAATGCCCGCAGCCAGCAAAGCACATTAAGAACCTGACAGGCGGCAGCATAGACAAGGCATACATGCTACAAATGCAGTGGCAGATGGAATGCACCGGGCGGACGTGGTGCGACTTCGTTTCGTTCAACCCTTCATTTCCTGAGCATCTCAAGATGCAGGTGACACGCGTTGATGCCGACCCAAAGTTGCAATCTGAATTGCGCGAAAAAGTGTCAGACTTTGTGCAGCAGGTTCAAGGCAAGTTGGCCGAATTAGAGGCGCGGGCATGAAGACAATTCGCGTTCTAACCGAACACGAAGCGCAGAAGGTGGCTGGTATGATTACTGGCCTCCCCCTGCCATTCACAATTACCATCGGCGATGGCGACAAGCGCACGCTGTCCCAGAACAGCCTTTTGCACAAATGGTATGGCGAAATCGCCAAGCACTTGGGCGACATGACAGCGGCACAGGTCAAGGGCCAATGCCATGTTGCGTACGGCGTGCCTATCCGCAGGCGTGACCCGATATGGTCGCGGGTCTGGGAGCGCATGTTTGACGGCCTAACATACGAACAGCAATGCTTCCTGTTTGAGCGTGGCATTCTGGCAATGACGCGAGAAATGAGCGTCAAGGAACTGACAGAATACATGGATGCGGTGCAGGGCCACTATCGAGCGCAGGGCGTGCCACTGACCGACCCAGAGGCGATGAAATATGAAAACGAGGTGACGGAATGACGAATTTCAAAACGCCAGCATTTCAATCGGAAAAGCTGCGCAGGTTTGCTCGCGGCAAGGACTGCCAAGCCAGAAGCATCTGGTGCAACGGCAACCCGGCAACGGTTGTTCTTTGCCATTCACGACGGCGGGCTGGCGCTGGCATGTCCCAAAAGCCGCACGACTTCTGGGGCTACCATGGTTGCTCCGATTGTCATGCTAGGGAAGCCGACATGGAGGACAGCGAACTTTACGACGCGATCCGGCGCACTCAATATCTTGTCTTCGCAGAATTTGGGACACTGACACCATGACCGAAACACAGACCAAACAAATCCTCGCGCACTTAAAGACGGGCCGCAGCATCACGCCGATTGATGCGCTGAACAAATACGGCTGTTTCCGCCTTGGGGCGCGTATCTATGACCTCAAGCAATCTGGCCACAATATCTACAGGGAAATGATCGAAACCGACAGCGGCAAGCGGGTGGCGTCCTATACACTGGTGAAGCCATGACCAAGCT